TAGCGGCGGTTGCTGTGCCTTGCATAGCGGTAAACCAACTTAAATTTGGAGAATTAAATGTAATGGTTTGTGGCAATTGACGATCCAAATTATCAATTTGCTGAATAATGGCTCTAGCAGTTGGATAATATAAATAGTTGTGCGGAGTTACAGAAAATACCCAAGGCACAGAAGTTAAATATTGAGCTATTCTTAGCTGACCTGATCTACTAACTTGTTGAGCAATCAATCTTCTGTTATTCACAGTCATCTTTTGTTGAATCTCAAATATATCTTGGAATCCAGCCATTATGTCCTACTCCTAACTGTATTGATATTCTTTTGTGCATATTGGTTAGCCGCCCAAACTGCACCAGAACTTCCATAAAGTCTATCTTCAAAAGACTTGGTATCAATAGCTTGAATATTGTAATTAGTTACATTGGTTGTGCTACCTAATGCACCGCCTAATTGATTATTTGGGATTACAGTTCCAGAATTTTTAGGAATAAATAATTCTGGTCCATTTTCTCCAACCAATGATGGAACTCCAATTGGGGGATCGCCACCACCAGCAAAGGCTTGATAAGATGGACCATAAGCACCGCCGGGAGTAGATGCTCCACCAGTAAATAATCCATCTCCATTACCGAAAGAGCTTCCCATCCCAGTTAAAGCCCTCATTACCATTGCTTTAAGAATAATTTTTTCTAAATCTTGCAAAATGCTTACTGCTAAACTAGCAAAATCTAATTTTCCTTTTGTTACAAAAGAATCAATAGCACTATTCATAGAACCAATTACTGATGAAAAAGCATCTTCAGCTATTTTGGCATTATTATAAGCATCTTCTTTAAATTGATTGAAGGCTTTATTCCAACCAAAACTAAAAGTCCTTTGAAAATCAATAGTAGCTTGAACTTGCTCTTTAGCACTTTCAATATAAGTATCTCTTAAACTTAAAATAGCGGCTTTTTGTTTTTCATATTCTGCTATTAATGCCGCACCGCCTTGTGTTCCTTTAGCGGCGGCAATTTGTTTATCAATAGCATCTCTAGCTTTTTGATTTGCATCAATTACTTTGTTTACTTCTGCTTGAACCAATGCTTCATCTTTGGTTAGGTTTAATAATTCTCTGGCTTGTATAGCCATTTGTATTTGCAAATCTGCTTGTCTTTTGTATTCAGCAGTTAAATTTTGCGCTAATCCTAATTTTTTCGCATTAGCATTAATAACATCTCTATTTGCTTGACCACCAGCACTATCACCACCAGATGATTCAGTATTGGCTTTTTTTAGCTTTTGCAAAAACTCAATATAATCAGCACCATCTTTTTTAATTTCAGTTAAACCACCTTTAAAATGCTCAATTGCTTTATCTATGCTTAATGTCAAAAGATCATTAACTGTATAAGCTAACATTTTGATTACATCAATTACATACTTTACAGCAGTTACAGCGGCTTCTCCCCAAATAGCAAATCCAACAATAAGATACTTCAATCCAGAAGCAATATAATCTAATGCACTACCAGCTTTAGTCATTTCATTGTAAACAACTAAAAGAGTTGGAATTACTGCTTCTGTAAACATCAAAGAAACTTTCCTGCCGGATGCTTCAATTTTTAAGTGAAGTTCATGCGCCATATTAACAGCTTCGGCATATCTATCAAATGATCCTTTAGTTTCTTCTAAAGTTTGAGCAAGACCAACAATATCAACACCTCTAATACCTTTGCCAAGAACTTGAAAAGCAATACCATTTCTAGTTACTGAATCTTCAATTTTTGATAAACCAGTAATAGTTTTTGCAAATAAATCTTGGGAAGATAGAGTTTGAATGTCTTTTAATGACACCCCAAGTCTGGCAAATGATTCTTGAGCTTTGGCACTACCTAATGCGGCAGTTTCTACTTTTTGATTAAATCCAGAATATATGCGTCCAGTTTCTTCAGCATTGCCACCATTTTCTTCTAAGGCTTTAGATAACTCTAAAACAGATGCAGTAGTAACATCATTGGCTTTGGCTGTAGTTGTAATGGTATCAGCATATTCCATTGCCCTTTTTGTCATTTCAACAAAAGCGGCAACACCAACAAGTTCTGCTAATTTTTCTTTTAAGCCGTCTAATTTCTTTTCAACCGCCTGAAGTCCAGTAGTGAACTCGGCAGTATCCAGCCCCATTACTACACCCAATCTAGCGATATTATTACTCATTTATATCTTTCCAATAACTCTTTTGGTGCGCCCGGATGCATTAATGCAAAGGCTATTAATTGTTTACTTGCCGCATCTTTCTTTTCTTGCTCCGACAATGGGGGATATAAATAATCGTAAACTGTAGGAATAATGTCTTGTAGCTTATATGGGGGTGCATTAGCACTTCGCATATAATTATAAACCCCAGCAGTTAAATTGCCTAGGGTTTCTAAAATCCTATTATTTCCAATTAATCCATCTGAATACATAATGCAGATGTCATTAAAAGTTTCTTCGGTTACTTCATTTGGATCAGTACCATGAGCAGTCAAATATGCTTTAACTTGCCTACGAACTGACCCTAGGACTTTCCCTTAACTGTTTTGTAAGATGGGGAAATGACAAGGCTAATTTCTTCAATTAATTGTATTTGAATAGAAAATGGGAATAATTCTTCCACCATATTATAGGTAATAGTGGACATATCAAAACCTTCTTCTTCTGGCACTATTAACTTAATTAACGACAAAATACGATTTTCAAGAATAGCTTTATTTTTGGCAGTTTCTTTTAATGAAGTGCCTTTTAATAATATATCATTATCTGTAAATACTACTTCTTCTTGCTTTTCAAATTCAGATTTATTATTAATAAATTCTTTAGATAATTCATCATAATATTTATTAACTTTATTATCATCAACGATTTTTACCGCTTCAAGCATATTTTCATATTCAGCGGTTAATGGGACTTTTACTTTAAAAGTATGCCCACCCATTTCAAATGATCGGATTCTTAAAGAATCTTTGTTAAATGATTTACCTAAAGCATTTGCAAACTGGTTCATAAATTACCTTTTCTATATTGTTTTGCTTTATATTTTTCTAAAGCAGTTCCTAAAGTCCTACCTAAACTTTGTGCCACATTCATACTTTGTGATTCTAATGCAGGGCGCATAAAAGGATGTGCCGCCATTTTATATGACCCAAATTCTTGCACATTGGCTCTAGCATCGCTAGGAATACCAATTTGTTTAATTCTTTGCCCAGCAGGGGCATGAAGATTGTGAAATGATCTATTTTTTAAGACATTACCGGGAGCAGTAGTAACTGTACCAATAATGGTATCAGTTGTTTTGATATATCTAGATCGCTTATCCTTTGCTGTAGGTCTGCGAGATTCAATTCTAAGGGATGCCGCTAATGCGCCTGTATCTACAGGGGCTAATGCTTTAGCTGTCATTAGAACTGGTTGCATGGATGCATGAACCGCTGATTTTAAAATCTTATTGGCATCTTTTTCGCCAAAGTCATCTCTGATCTGGTTAAACACTTCAAGCAATTCTTCCATGCCTTCTAGCTTGAATTTAACCGATGATTCAGCCATTTCCATCACCCTTGATTAATTTTTGATATATGGAATTATTTAACTTAATTACATAATCAGCGATTTCATCAGGAGTAAATTTATCGGCATGATACTTAGCGATTTCATGCGCCAAATAAATGCCTGTGATGCGCTGTTGGGCAAAACCAAACCAATTTTTAACACCAGAATTAGCTTGGCTTAATAAATAACTTAAAAGATCAGAACTGTTCTCTATATTCATCTTCTTCTACTTGTTTAATCTTTTTCTGTTTTGGCTGTTCTGGAATTACAACAGGCTTAAATGGATCATGTCCATCGGCAAGGCATAATTTGATAGCTTCATCAATATGCCCTGCTTCATAGATTTTGCCATTGGCAAACTTAACAGTAATCATTAGGTATTGTTAGACCAGCCATACTGATTGCCTCGAGGATGAACTGTGAAAGTCGCAGTTGCTTCTTTGCCCGGTGCGGCATCTACTTTAAATTCGCTTACACGACCATTAAAAGCATAAGCAACAGTATTAGAGCCAGATACAGCGGCTACTACAAAAGTACGATCAATAATGCCGCTATAAGCATCGGCTCTCATTAACAACAATCCTGCATCGCTTGGATTCCAAGGAGCAACAATGGTCATTGAAGTTGGCTTGCTTTGTGTAGGAATTTGATCTGATTGACGGCTACCAGCAACCATGAAGGAAGCGGCGGCATCATCTTGACCAAAAGCAGGGATGGCTTCAACATTTAACTGTTCACCAGAAGTGCCTACACCATTAGCGGCTGTGCCAACAATATCTTCAACTTCGGCTGTCCAAGTGGACAATTGGGAAAGAGTTAATGCTGTAGGAGTAGCACCAGTCTGACACCATAGCGATGCCGAGAATCCGGGTAAAACTTGATTTGGGAGAGCCATTTTAATTCCTTAAAAAATAATTAATAAATTCTTATGTTGGAATATCTAAGGTGCAATCCATTGTTATCTGTTGCAAACCTACAGTATTATCGTATGTATTGTAAAGCATAATCACATCGGCTTTGGCAATATAAAAACCGCTTACACCACCAAATTGCCCATTATATCCATGTAATGATTGTATTATAGAATTGGCAATATTAAAAGCATCTTGCATATTCTGAGAATATATGCTCATTTGAAATACTGGGCGATCAATACCTTTATTGTTTTGATTTACTCCGGTATATACTGGCTGGTGGACATTTCTTAACTGCCAAGTAATGAATTTTGGCTCATTAGCAAAGTTGCGGTTGAAATTAGCATAAACAGGCACAGGATTAACAATACTAGCCAATTGATATTGGATAGCTTTAGCATAAATGGCTGGATTTTGTTGTGTCATACTGGGGCAGTCGGATCATTTCTATAGCACAGGAATGTAACATTCATGCGATCATTCGATTCAAAACAATCAGTAATTCGCCAATCTTGGTTGCGCCAAGTGATTGAATAAAGCGGTTGATTGTCCACCATGTGCCTTGTATTTGGGGTGTAATTCAAGACAAGTTTTACTAAATCAGTATAAATTCGGGTTTCTTTGTTTATTTGTAGGTTATTGTGGACATCTTGCACTCTAGCCCTAGTATCGAACCATTTTGTAATAGTAGTAGTGTATTGCCCCAAATCATCTACAGAATTGGTTACATTGTTTACAGTAATATTTTCATACCGAGCAATAGCCATTACATCACCAAAGGCTTGTAGGGTCTAAGCAACTGAGCCACTCCAAAAGGAATTTCATCCAATTTGCCATTAAAGGTATTACTGCGGTTGTTATATAAATGAGTTAAAAGCAATAATCCAGCTTGTTGAATTACTGGGTATTGTGCCAAAGGATTTGCATTAGTTTGATAAATACAAACAATTGGATTTGTCATTATCTGACTGGCAGAATCAGGAATTCCAGTAACAATAACTTTATTGCCAGTTGGATCATAATAATAGCTTGTTGGACTAATAATGGTATATACCGGGGGTGTAGCCCCAGAATAATAAGCTACTTCCTTAATTACCACTCCAGCACGATTTTGGCTTCCTTGGCTAACCTCTGGCAAATCTAAACACATTTGTGTGCCTGTCATGCCATTAAAAGTGCCATAGTACACTTTATAAGTGATGGGGAATATGGACATACCAAGATAGTCCTCAATCGCCATGCGGGTCGCTAATTCAAGTCCTGATAGATAGCTATCTTGGCTTTCATCTTGGAATAGATTTAGCTGTTGGGTAATCTGATCAAGAGTAAGCCAGCCAGTTTGAATGTCCCGGCTGATTTGCTCTATCTTTTCATAGCTGTAAGGATTCCTAGTAGTCCCTAAAAAAGGACCATTAGTTAAACTATCTAATGGCATGGCTTACCTTAACTGTGGGTCAATCGAACACCAGCAAATACATCTCGAATGGTAGAAACTACCCGCTTTTCACAGAACAGAGTTGTGAATCCGGGTTGGGTTTGTTCAAATGCCTTGATGCTCATTAGTTCATTATCAGCAATAGTTACAAATCGATCCCATGCGGCTAAGTAAACTGGATAATTGCCAGCACCAGCCAGTTGCATATATGGGTTAGCGATTACAGGGAAACCAAACATATAAACAACAGCGCCGCCATCTTCATCGCCTACTTCTAAGAAATAAGGGATGCCAGAAGTAGTTGTTACTAATTCTCTCAACAATTTAATGGTTGTTGGGTGCATCATCCAAGCGGTTGATGGGTCTGTCCAATATTGTGCTGGCAAAGCACCAGTTAAATTGGCTAAATCATTGTAGCTAATTGCACCAGCGGCGGCTTGGGTTACAGCTAAAACTGTATGGCGACCATTGGTCATTGCTGGACCATTAGAGCCAAAAGCGGCGGCAGATGTAGAACTAGGATAACTATTTAAGCCACGCAAACCTTGTGTAGCACCATAGTTGTAAGAAGTTGAACCTGATTGATCATTATTGAGCATCATTGACAATGCTTCTTGCTGTGCAAACTCTAGCATGATGTCGCCAACAATAGATTCATTGATTCCATTAATATCACTCATAACTGCTGTTCTAACTGGAACTACAGCATTAATGGATCGAACTGGCAATTGCCAGTAAGTTGTAGCAATACCAGTTGTAGAATTGGCATTGTTATTGTTAATTGGGTATCCCCAAGGATTAAATGTAGAACCTTGTTGGACATTGGTAATGTTACCAGTTTTAACTACAAAGGCTTCATCTGAGCCAATAGTTTGAATTACTCTAGCACCAGCATTGCGAATTGGATTATTCTGGCGCAAAGATGCAAAAGCATCATCATAGATTGTGCGACCACCAACCCCAGAACCAGAGCCAGTAAGCGCAGATGCTTCCTTTAAATTTACTTCCGCTTCGCCTTTTTTAAGGGCTTTTTGGACTGCTTCAAGAATTAGATTAGCCATTTTATTTCCAAGTATTAAAAAGTAAAAGCGGGGCGGCTTTTGACCGCCCCAACTTTATTAGGTTGCTGTACCAGTAGAACGATAGCGGATTGCGCTAAACGGATCAACAACAGAAGTTGCCAAACGCTTCTCACCAAAGAAGGTGATAAAGCCGGGCAATGTCTGATCATAACGGCGCAGAACCATATTCAAGCGATCCACGATTGTGTGGAAGCGTGACCATTGACCGAAGAACATTGGGTACAAGCTAGTTGTTCCAGCGTCACCAGTAGTTGATTGATAAGGAGTATCAAGATACTTATTAACAACAACATCAAAACCAGCAATTTGACCAACAATACCATCAGTAATCAATGGTGTCATACGATCAAAAATTGGAGTGCCGTTTGTATCTTTTAAGCCACGAATCTGTGCAAGCATGAATGGATTAACGATAATTTTAGCATCTGGAGTCCAGTATTCTTGTGGCAAGCTATGCAAGAATGTGATTACATCATCAAAAGTGATGTTGTTACCATTAACTGTATTTGTGTTTGAAGTTAATTGGTCATAAGTACCAATCGAAGCCAATCCATCTGTAGATGCTGTTCCTGAAGTACCGAAAGCGGCAGTAGAAGTAGAGCCACCAGTGTAAACAGAGTTAGCACCAGCATATTGGTTCAAACCACGAATACCATTAGAACCGCCAGTAGGATTACCAGTTGGAGATACTTGATCATTGTTTTGAATCATAGCAATACCTTCTTGCTGACTAAATTCTAGCAACATATCATCTACAACATTTGATTCCAAACCATCGATATCATCTAGAGCCGCTGTACGGATTGGGAACTGGACATTAATATCTTGCAAAACTACTTGCCAGATATTTGTGTTTTCAGTAGTTGGAGCACCGTTGTTTTGGATTGCATAACCCCATTGAGCACCAGCATTACCTGTTTTAGCACGGAACTGATACACAGAACCATCTGTCGTTACATTGCGTGAAACACCACGCAAAGGATTCATCAAACGCATTTTGTGGAATACAGGATCGTAGGCTGTACGACCACCGACATTGTAACCACCACCATAACCAGCAGGATTACCAATTTGTGATCCATCTTCCTTCAAATATGCTTGATATTCTGATTCATCAGCAAACATTTCAAATTCTTTGTTGCCCATTGAACCTTTTTTAACCATCTTGGCAAGTTGCTCTTTAACCTTGCGGTTTACATCTTGCTTAACAGTTTTAGCTGGTGTGCGGATGATTTCTGGAACTTGAATAGCGGAAATTTTAGCTTCCAATGCTACTACTTGTTCAGTCATTTCTGCTTTAACAGCTTCTACTGCGGCTACTGCTTCTGCTTTAACTTCTTCAATCTTAGCAACATTAGATGCTTCGATCAAATCAAGTTTTTCGATAATTTTATCGGACATGATTTATTCCTTATTTAATACGATTAGATAATTGCTTCAGAAGTTCTCTTTTTTCTAATGCTTCAAGAATATCATCAGCTTCTTCGACCACCGCTTCAGGCTCACTCTGAACTGGGGCTACCTGAATTTCCACTTGTTTAGCATCTCGCTGTTCAAGCAATTTTTTCAGGGTTGAAGATGCGGTGGTCGCATCTTTTCGGGAAAGTCCTGCATCTCGCAAGGCTTTTTCGATATTGCGGGGATTTGGTGCGCCTTCGGCTGTAAAGTATTCCAGCTTTTGAATTTCTGCGGCTGGATTATTTGGATACATTACAACGCTAACTTCACGCAAACCGCCTTTAGTAATTTGAAAATAGGCTTCATCTTCCATATTATCATCTTCTGCTACTGGATTGCCATCTTCATCTACCATACAGGCTTCATCGGCATAAGCGCCAACAGAAACACCGCCAAATAGATTTGGGGAATTTTTTAGAACTTCATAAAGATCAGAACCAGCGGTAGTATTCATAAATAGTTCACCAGATGCAGTCATACCTTTTTTGTCAAAGTTAAACTCTGTCCATTGACCTACAGGCATACCCATATCATTATGGTTTAAGAACATTGGCAATGGATTGCCAGTTGTGGCAAACTCATTAGCCCAATTTTGGAATCCTTCAGGCTGATAATTAAATCGGCGACCATCAGCGCCTTCTCTAGCGCCCCAAGAAGTTACCCTAGCTTCAATCTTGCCGCTTGGTAGCTTGTCTTTTGAGGATTGGTTTAGGCTTAGTTTTGCTTCGCAAAGTAGGCTTAGGTTCTGATTCATTGATAATCCCATTCTTAATAGATTGATTATTATCTTGTATTTTAGGGGATTTTACAGATTTTACTGGTAGTTTAACATTATTTTTATGCAATTGATAACCAAAAATCTGAAGAATCTTATTAATATTTTCCATGTTTTATTTTCCTATGTTCATTTTCTTAGTTTGATTGCCGCCCCCACCACCAGTATCTTGCGGACTACTGCCGGGAAGTTGGGTAATCTTTGCTGTCTTTGATCCTATTGGAACATTAGTAGAACTAATATCTTTTGGTTGTGCTGATAATAATTCATCGCCGCCTTCAATATTAGCCATATTCATATATTCTCTAGCTTCATTAGGGGTCATTAATCCACCAGCAATACCAGCGGTAACAAAATTCATTTGATCTAATGCCGCCCCTTTTAGAAAATCTTTTGTATCAAATCGAATACAAAGGTTTGGATAACCCTTTAATAAACCCATTTTGAATTTTTGCTCAATAGCAATGATCATTGGATACATAGTGGTTTTGTAGAATTCATCCAATAAAGTTTGAGTATTATTGAATTTGCCTGTTTCTAAGCCAAGCATTTGGGGTGGAACACCGAACAATGCACAAATGCGCTTGGTTGTTTGATCTTTTAGCTTGGCGGCATCTGCATCTTGCAAAGTAAGCATTTGAACTGGATTGTATGTCATGCCTTGGTCTAAAAGCATACCTTGACCCGGCTTAGATAGGTCTGTAGGCTTGCTTCCTGTCATGCTTGACCATGCTTCTTTAATTCTTCCAGCTACTTCTTTGTATTTAGCATCAGGAATCACAGATGTAGTGCTAAAGATGCCAGATGGCTTTGCGCCATTTTGCATAACAAAGTTTGCATATAGATCAATATCCTGATCTAAGGCTACCAATTCAGTCGCTAGAATACCTTTGTTAAAACCAGCAGAACCTTGCCATGCGGCTTCAGAAACATGAATTACTTGATGGGCGGCTAATGGCTCATCCCGATTAAATCCATAAGAAGGGGTCGATAACCGATAAGTTGGGTATCTGGCTGGATTCATCTGAGTTGTAATCAGAGTTGAATCTAGGTTATAAAGTTCAATTGGAGTTTGATTGGCATCTGTCTGGTCTTTGCGATAAAGCAAAGTAAAGGTTTCACCAGATAGCAAATACCACATACACCATTGATACCAGAACTCATATTGGCTCTGGAAATTGTTTGGTTGTTGTAAAAGCGCCACAATTTGTTTGGCTTTTATTTTATCCCGGCTACCTACATCAGAATCTTTGATCGCATCAACAAATATGCCATCTTCTGTTTTAGATGCAACAGATATGGAACATTGGGCTAATGCTCTAGCAATTACTCCAACACAGGACATAATTGTCGAATTTCTTGTAAGAACCGACATATCCACAATGCGCCCGGCGCTGGTGGTGGATGATGTAGTTACATAAAGAAGTTGGAAATTAGCGCCACCCTTACCATCTTGGGCTTGGCGAACAATTTGGTTGCCTAATTGGGTCTGCCCAAACAGAGTATTATTCTCTGCTAAGACTGTTTTTTTCTTGCTAAAAATGTCTAAAACACCCATATTAATCCTCGATTTCTTCCGATTTTCTTATATTTTATATCAGAAAGTTCTAAATCCATAGGAATCAGAAACAAAAGGGTTATCCAAACTGCAATGCGCCGCAATAATCATAGCAATAATACCATCAACTTTGGCTGATTTATCTGCTTCATTCTTGCGAACTTTAATATTCCCATTCACATCTTCATATACTTCACAGTTGCCCAGTTGCCATCCTACAAATGGATTGCCATCATGCTTAATTTGCTGATTCATTATCAGTTTTTCTACATACTTGGATGGGTTAGATAATACTGCCATGCCCTGTCCAACCTTTTTGACTGGTATCCCGGCATCATATAATCTGGCTACTAAGGATGCGGCATTATAAGCATCATAACCAACCTCTTTGACATTATATTTTTCACATTCCTGTTTAATATAATCCGATATTTCTCGATCATCCATGACATTGCCTTCGGTTAATCTAAGGATGCCAGAATCTATTGCAACTCGGAATATATCCTGATAATGCTTGGGGATTAACTCATAACCAGCTTCAGGCAAAAAGAATTTCCAGCTTGCTTCATAGTCTAATTCGCCATACCGCTTTAGGGTACAAACTGCATTTAAGTCCCTTGTGGCGGCTAAGTCGAATCCAATAAATACCGCTTCTGGCTCTTGATTTGTTTCTGATATTTTACATTTTGGATCATCCCAATGGTTTCTATCTACCCAAGCAGTTTGGGCGCTGACATAGATATTAAGGGTTTTGCAAAGAAATTCATTGAGTGCGGCTGGCTTGTTTTTGGCTTCTTCTGCCCTTTGTGCAATAGCATCATCAAAAATACTAATGCCATGCATCGGATTGGCTTTTGCCCAAGTCTTAGGATTGCGCCAATCATCTTGTGGATCAAGCGCATAAAGCAAACCAAACCACCTAGGGTTATCACTAGCTTCCCCATTTAGTATGGATTCCATCATGGACATATCTTCATAAAACTTGGTATCTTTGGTAAAGCTGGCAGTAGTAATATATATCCGCAATGGGTTTTGCCGGGCAACCATACCAGAGTGCAGAACTTCAATTGCATTGCGATCTATGATTTGGGCGGCTTCATCCACAATAACGCAAGATGGATTTTTACCATCCCCAGTCTTTTTGGTATCCCGGCTAAGTGCCTTGAACATAGTTTGACTATCGCCATGCTTGCCAATCTGATATTTGCTAACAGTAAATAGGCTGGCAATCTCTTTAGGTCCATTTTCAATAAACCCTTTGGCGGCATCAAACACAATAGATGCTTGTTCCCTGTTGGTTGCTAGGGTAAAGACTTCTGCACCAGCTTCGCCACAAGCCAATTCATAAAGAGCAAGAATAGCGGTTAGTGTGGATTTACCAGCTTTCCGGGGAATGTACAAAATGACATCTGTAACCATTCTTTTGAAATGATCTTTTTTTGACCTAAATCCATAAATGGCACAAATGAACAAAATTTGAAATGGCTCTAGAACTACATTCTGCCCGGCTTGATGTCCTTTGGTATGCTTTAGTAGGGATGCAAATCCTAAGACATGGTTAGGATAATCTGGGTCAAATTCCCATTCCCATTCTTTATTTTCATACTGATTCAGGAATCGCTGACAGGCAAGCCGAACATTTCTACAAACTTCAATCTCACCTTTGGCTACCTGATTAGCATACTGGATGCCATCTAGGTAATTCATCTTATCCTTTTGGACCTCTTAGGAATTTGGATACCGCTGAGTTATCATCGGTATTGGATTCTGTCTTATTCAATCTACCTCTAGGGGTTAACCCTAATTCATTCATTAACTGAATTACCAACTTCAAAGAGTTGTTCCGAATAGATATGATCGGATTAGGCGCAAGGGTCTTTCCATCATTTGTGGATATAACTAAATCACTTCCAGCCAATTGGATGTTACATGAAACATATAGGTCGATCTGATCTGCCAACATAGCCAAAGTATGTTTATCTTGATTTGAGCCAATGCCATAAACATCATAAAGATAGTCGGAAGTTTCTTGAACAAATGTCGCTTTATTCCAACAGCTTGGATTGCTCATCCACTCCGCTTCAGGTATTCTCTTTTTTACCGATTCAGGTAAAGGCATGGCGCTATGCTCTGGTTTAGTTCCATGCACCAAATGAAGTTCGACTGGGAGTTTGTTCATGGTTGTAGTTTATAAGCAACACCCCCCTCTTGGCAACCCCTTTTTTGGAAGATTGTA